GGTGAGCGCCGTCTACGAGGCGGAAGACGACGAGACGCGACGGGCCCGCGCCCGAGAGCTTTGGGACTACGCCCGCGAGCTGCGAGCCGAGATTGAGCCCAAGAACGACCAGTAGCCTCCCGCCATGCCGACCGACCAGGCGGGGCGCAGCAGCAGGCGACTGAGGAGCGCCTGGATCGAAGCGAATAGAGCTCGTATGCAGCTTTTGCACCTGATAAGCAGTGCCAATATATTGGCGTTGAGATGGCACTCATATAAGAAACACCGCCCCATGCGGTACTTGCTTCTGCTACTTGGCTTTATTTCAATTCCGGTCAGCAGCTTTGGACAGAGCGCTAACCCTCCGACGCGAATTTCTGTAAGCCATTCTGGAGACGACATGGTTGGAGGCACTTTAGCCTACGAGTTGAGGGAAAAAATTAAAGCCTCAAACCAAATGGAGCTAGGTAGATTAGATGAACTAGTAAACGGGATTGTGGTTTCTTTGGTTACAATTGACCCCGAGAAGGAAAGCAAGGTTGAGGGGACCCAAACTGCTTACAGCGTAACTTGGAATTACCTCATAGTGAAAAGGGATGGAACAGCCCAGTTTTATCTTTCCTCCTCTGTGGGTATTTGTGGGACAGATCGGGTAACATCCTGCGCCCAGAACCTTGCAGTGAACACTGACAAGCAGCGACGACGGGTCCCCTCACTGAAAGAAAATCTACCACTGATTATAGGGCTTGAAGATTGAGCAATCCCTCACTCAAGACGAGCGCCGACCCAGCCTCGACACCAAGTTTGAAGAGGTGCGCCGTCTCCTTCAAGAGAGCCGCCAGCAGTGATGCAGCTGCCCAAACCGCTTCAGCCGACCGACTCGCCCGGCACGCTCGAGCATCAGGAGGTGAGCGAGTTGTGGCACCAGCTTACCGACAAGCAACGGAGCTGGCTCATGGAGTACCTGTCCAACGGCCTCAACGCGACGCAGGCCGTCATGGACAGCGCGTACCAGACGTCCGACGACGACCAGTGCCGCGCGATGGGCCACCAAAACCGCACGCACCCTAAAATCCGGTCCCTCATCCAGCACGCGTGCCGGCAGCACATGACCGAGAATGAGGTGCTGAAGCGCGTGAGCCACATCGCCCGCGCCACGTGGGAGGATTTTCTGTCCTTCACGGAGGGCGGCCGCGTCGTGCCCGACCTCCAGAAGGCGCGCCAGCGCGGCAAGATGCACCTCGTTGACAAGATCAAGTGGGACACCGAGTACAACGAGGAGAAAGGGGAGGTGGTGCGCTACGTCAAAGAGCTGCAGCTGAAAGACAGCCAGAAGGCGCACGACCAGCTGCTGAAGGCGACCGGCGCGTTTGACCTCGAGGAGGGCGCCCAGGTCAACGCCCAGAACGTGACGATCAACCAGTGGAACCAGCAGCTAAATGCTCATCTCCAGGGCGAGGGCGACCGCTGGCCGCAAGTCAAAGAGGTAGACGAGTAGCCCATGCAGACAGATCATTCGCAGGGGGATCACCCCCACACCGATCCCCGTGACATGTTGGACACGAACCGCCAGCGTCGGGCCGCCCTGGAGGTAAAGTACACCCCCATCCGGGGCATCGGCAGCCCGATCGAGCGGTTTCGGTTCGTGATCTGCCCGCAGTGGAAGCCGGTCTACCTGCCGGCGGCGATGCGGGACCACCCGGCCGTCGTGCAGGCCCGGGCGCACGGCAGCCTGCGCGCCTACGCCGAGCAGCTCGAGGACGACTTCGGCCGGGTCCTGCTCGACTTTCGGCGCGCGCGCTGCCGGCACGACTTTGAGTATTGGGCCGCGTCGGTCGCCAAGATTAAAGACAAGGAAGGCGAGATTGTCGACCTGTCCCCAAACAAGCCGCAGCGCGAGTACATCGCGCAGCTGGAGCGACAGCGCCTGGCGGGCGAGCCGGTTCGCATGATTGTGCTGAAGCACCGCCAGTGGGGCGCGACGACGCTCTCGTACGCGTACATCGCGTGGCACCAGCTGGAGAAGCACACGAAGCGCGACGCGTGGATCGTGGCGCAGGACGCGGACGCCGCCAAGGATGTCATGGCCCGGTACGACCGCATCCGACAGCACTATCCGTTGCACGACCTGGGCTGGCGCCCGTACGCCGGCCAACAGAACAGCCGCTACATCCCGCAGCGCGACGCAAAGGTGTCGACCGGCACGGTCAAGCGGCCCAACGCGCCGAGCGGACGCACCCCCCAGTTTGTCCACCTCACCGAGATCGGAAAATGGCCCTCCAACCGCGTCGAGTCGGCAGAGGACCTGGTGGCCAACGTCGAGTCGATGCTGGTCGACGAGCCCGGCACCGTCGGTATTCAGGAGTCGACCCTCAAGGGCGAGACCGGCACCTTTTTCAAGGAGCTCTGCCAGCGGGCGCGGCGCGGCGACACGGCGTACAATTTTTGGTTTGCCAGCTGGACGATCGATCCCCAATACCGACTGGAGCCTCCGGCGCACAACCTCAACTCCTACGACCCGGCCGACGTGGAGGACTTTGCCCATACCTGGAGCCAGTACGACGAATTTCTGTGGGACCACGGCTGCACGCTGGCCCAAATCAACTGGTACCAGAAGCAGCGGACAAAGCCCGGATACATCCTCAAGCCGCACAAGCTGAAGCAGGAATTTCCCACGACCGCCGAGGAGGCGATGGTGGTGGGCGAGAATCGCGTCTTTCCGCCCGCCTACGTCGAGGGCGCGCGGCAGACGTGCACCGAGCCCCGCGCCGTCGGCGACATCTACGGCGCCGCCCCGACCGGATCGGCCGCCCTCGACGACATCCACTTTGAGGAGGAGCCACACGGCCCCCTCAAGCTGTGGCGCCGGCCGCACGACGACTACGGCGGCCTGCTCCAGCACTACGTCCCCGACGAGGCGACCCGCATCAAAAACCGGTACGCCGCGGCCAGCGACGTCGGCCCTGGCCAGAGCGACCAGGCCGACTACTCGGTGACGGGCGTCCTCGATCGGGCGCCCCTCCTGTGGGGCGGCCACCCCGAGATCGTGTGCGAGTGGCATGGCCACATGGACGTCGACCTGTACGCCTGGCGCGCGGCGCGCCTGGCCACGTGGTACGGGCGGGCCTACTGGATGCTCGAGGTCAACAGCCTGCAAAAGAAGCGCGACGTGTCCGAGCGGGACCCCGCCTACGGCATGACGGTCGTGCAGGAGATTAAGCCCTGGTACGGCAACCTGTACCACCGCGTGGTCGAGGACAAGACGACCGGCGAGAAGACGCGCAAGGCGGGGTGGTACATGACCGCGAACAACAAGGGCATCATCGTGGCCGCCCTGACGAAGCACCTGCGCGGGGCCCGCGACCTGCAGAGGGGCCAGCAGGCCGAGGCGGCCTATATCGAGCGCGAGCAGAAGGCGTGCCAGGAGATGGACACGTTCATGGAGATCAAAGGCTCGATGCGGGCGGCTGACAACAAAAAAGACGACCGCGTCGACGTGCGATGCATGCTGGCGCACCTGAACGACAAGATGGCCGCGCCCGAGCCCGTCACGCCCCGCGAGCGGCCGACCGCCCGCGGTGGGGCGACCACGCTGTAGCCCCCGCATTGCGACACTTTTTCACCGACTGATCAGCCTGATGGGTACTCGACACACCCAGAAGCACCAGCCCCCCATTCCCACAGAGGCGCTCCCGGAGTTGGGCGAGGCCGAACGGCGCAACGTGCTGCGCATGGCGCGCATGGTCAAGTCGCGCCAGCTGTGGGAATACAGCGTGCGGCTGCACGAGGACGAGGACATCCTCATTCTCAACTGGAAGGACGAGGGCGGCGCGTGCCTGGCCACCTGATCAGAACCGCCTCGCAAACCCATGGATCGCGACTGGAACCGGCGCCACTTTCAGCGGCTGGGGGCCCGCGAGGACGACGTTATCGACGGCCTGTATGTCGAATATTGGGCGGGGGTGTACCCGGGCCGGCCCGGCCTGTGGCTCTGCCGGCGGCTCGTCGTGTCCCCAACACTGATCGGCCTGTGGTACCGGACCATGCAAGCGGGGGACCCGACCCTCGACCGGGCGCTGCAGGCCCGCGCTGAGGCGCTCGACCAGATGACGCGCGGGCGCGTCCAGCAGGGCGGCCGCCACCAGTGGACGCGGCCCGACGACCGGGCCCGCATCATCCGCCAACCCATCATGTCTCTCAACTAACGCTGCATTTTTATGACCGACCTCGGCATCCTCGTGTCCGGCACACTCTTTTTTATGCTCGGCGGCTTCGGCGTGTGGCTGCGCGTGTGGACGCGGAAGCTCAAGGCCGAAAACGCGCGGCTCCGCAACGAGACCGACTGGGATGCCCTCCGGCGCAAGTACAACCTGCGCAAGCTGCGCGCCTCCGTCAGCGTGTACGACTACGAGCTGGAGGGCGCCGTCGACCCGAAGGCCAAGCTGGTGCGGGCCCGGCGCCACGTCGTCGAAAAGGTGGTGCGCGAGCTCATTGACCAAGGATACATCCGCCTGCTGCGGTCGGACGTGCCGGTCAAACCGGACGTCGAGTTTACGGCCAGTCTCATCGTCTCGCGCCCGCCCAATGAGCCGGGCGTGTCCGAACTTGACAACGTGACGGCTGAGGAGTTACTTTGGGAAAGAAACGAGCCTACGGAGACTGCATAAGACACCCCAACAACATACCCTGCGCGGCGGTCTGGCCCCGTGCCGCGTAAGTCGCACTATAAATAAAGTGAACGGGGCAGCCACACCCCTACCCCGAACGCCGTTCGGCCCTGTGCGGCTGAAACGATAAGTCAACAGGGCACACATACTCGCCTCGCGATAGCCGCGACTCATCGCCTGTGGAGCTGACGCTCCCGGAGCAGATGCTCCTCCTGGCCGACCGCCAGGGACAGGCCGTGAGCCGCGGCTTTTTTATTTGGCAGCTTTTTCGCCGTGCGCCCCTACGCCGACACCCATGCTTGGCCGTCGAAGACGACGACAAACGACTGGGAGGTCCTACCCCCGGACTGGGCGTCCCGTCTGCTAAAGACGCTCACGCTCGTGATTGAAAACACCGGAGCAAATAGCGCCGACGTGCGCGTCCTCGGGTCGGTCGATAGAGGCGAGACCTACGACCTGACGCTTCAATCGGCGACGACGATTGCCTCCGGGGAAATCGTCATCGTGGATGGCAGCCGCTACATCACCGATGTGCGAATTGAAGCGACGACGGCCACTCTCGACACGCCAACGGACATCATCGCCCGTGCCGCTGGCCTCGCCGTGTAACCCTCTTCTACTAATCATGTCCATCCGCTCTTCCCCCGCCGACCTGCGATCGGGCCCCAACGCGCGGCCGGGGAGCGGTATGGATGAGCCGCCCGACCCCGCCGACATGGAGGGGGCCCTCCTCCAGAACGGCACCCTGGCCTCCTCGGAGCGCAGCCGCGACGTCTTGGAGGAGGCCCACAGCGCCTGGGGCGCCCTCGAGGGCGACCGCGAGCGCCGGCGCCGCCACCGCAACTACCTCATGGGGCGGCAGTGGCAAGACACGATCGAGACGGAGGAGGGGCGCAAGACGGAGAAAAAGCACATCGAGGACCAGGGGCGCGAGCCGTGGCAGATGAACCACCTGCGCCCGATCGTGCGCAACCTGAAGGGGCAGCTGCGCAAGAATAGCTCCGACCGGCAGGCCTTCGCCGTCGACGACGAGGACACTGAGGCGGCCAACATCATGACGAAGGCGCTGCGCGAGGCGCGCCGCATCAACCAGATGGATACCGTCGAGGCCGACCAGTTCCTCGAGCACCTGCTGGGCGGCAAGGCGGCGTTCCACATCGGGTACAAGTACTGGAGCAAGTACGACCGCCCGGAAGTGACCATTCGAGCCGTCAACATGCTCCGCTTCTTTTACAACCCAGACGCCAGCGACCGGCGCGGCCACGACCTGCGGCTCGTCGGTGAGATCCACGACATGGACGTCGACTCCATCTGCGCCGCGTTCGCGCCGCAGGACCAGACGCTGGCCGGTGCCATCAAGGACCACTACGGCGAGCAGTCCACGGAGACGTTCTGGGGCAACTACGACTTCAACCGGGCCGACGCGCTTGGCTTTTACGGCACGACCGAGGAGGACCTCAATCGCGTCATCGAGGTGTGGCGCCGCGAGCTCCGCGAGCGGGTCATGGTGCACGACCCTGCTGAGCCGAGGGTCTACGCGGCCGACCCCGACGACGTCGACCAGCGGCGCCTCCAGGCCGAGAACCAGCGCCGCCAGCAGCAAGGCATCCCGCTGATCCGAACCGAGGAGCGCAGCGAGATGGTGTGGGTCGGCTACTTCCTCACGCCGACCGGCGAGATTTTGTGGGCCGGCGAGACGCCGTACCACCACGGCGAGCACCCCTACGCCTTCGGGTGGGCCGAAAAGATTGACAACGAGAGCCGCGGCCTCCTGGTCGACCTGATCGACCAGCAGCGCCTGTACAACCGCATGATCCAGATTATGGATCTGGGCATGGCCACCTCCGCCCGCGGCGTGCTCCTGATCGCCGAGGAACAGATTCCCGACGACATGACGATCGACGACTTTGCGCAGGAGTGGACGCGCATGAACGGCGTCGTCGCCTACAAAGCCGACCCGGACGGGTCGACGCTCGGCTCGGGCGTCAAGCCGGAACAGGTGTACTCCAACAGCATCCCGACCGGCGCCTTTGAGTGGCTCTCCCAGATGCGGGGCGAGCTGCAGGAGGTGTCCGGCGTCAGCGGGGCCGTGATGGGCGAGGAGCCCCCCAGCCAGCAGCCGGCCAGCCTGTACCAGGCGCGCATCGTGCAGTCGCAGACGACCACGCTTGACCTGTTCGAGACGTACTTTGGCATCCTGCAGGACGCCGACGTGAAGGCGCTCAAGGTGGCAAAGCAGTACCACGGCGATGGCCGCGCGGTGCGCGGCAGCAAAGACGACTTCGTTC